ACGGTAGTAGGAACATACACAACCATTGGCATTACAGGGGTTAATTCAAATACATTTGTTAATGTCAATTTGTTTAAAAATCGTTTGTATTTCACCCAAAAAGACACTTTAGCTTGTTGGTATCTTGATGTTGATGCTATCGGTGGCCCAGCTTCACCATTATATTTTGGTGGAATTGCCCGAAATTCAGGTTATTTGCAAGCAATGGGTACATGGACATTAGATGCTGGTCAAGGTGCAGACGATTACGCTGTATTTGTGACTAGCATGGGTGAAGTGATGGTCTATAACGGCACAGATCCTGATTCTATTGATACTTGGGCGTTAAAAGGTGTATGGCAACTAGGTCAAACATTTAGCCGTAGATGTTTTTTTAAATACTCAGGCGATTTATTGCTATTAACTCAAGACGGTTTAGTGCCTTTGGCTTCTGCCTTGCAATCTAGCCGTTTAGACCCACGAGTAAACCTTACAGACAAGATTTATTTTGCAGTAAGTCAGGCAGCAACTCTTTATTACGACCTTTTTGGTTGGCAGATTAACTATTACGCTAGTGAAAATATGCTGATTCTGTCTATTCCTACCAGTACGGGCATGGAACAGTTTGTTATGCATACCATTACTAAGTCATGGGGAAGATTTACAGGTATTCAGGGTTATTGCTGGGAAGTATCAGGCGATGCCGATATGCACTTTGGCGGTGATGGAATTGTAGGTATTTTCTACAGTAGTTATTCTGACAACGGTGCAAACATTACTGCTACCGCACAACAAGCCTATAGTTACTTTGAAAGACCAGGCCAATTAAAGCGTTTTACCTTGGTAAGACCAATACTTCAGTCTACAGGCGGTGTACCCAATGTGGTATGTGGCTTAAGCGTTGATTTTGATACACAATCTCAGCTAGGTGCGGTTCAATTTAACCCAAGTACGCTTACAGACGGTGTATGGGATACATCAAAGTGGGATCAAGCAAACTGGGCTGGTGGTTTAATTACTACTAAAATATGGCAAGGCGTTTCAGGATTAGGTTTTTCAGGTTCAATTAACTTGAACGTAGCAAGTAGAGGCATTGAGCTCCATTGGGCATCAACTGATTATGTGATGGAAGCTGGGGGCGTATTGTAATTGCGTAGAGTTACTACTGAAAATCAGGAGTTTATGCGAGCATGGATTGAACGCATATTATTCCAAAAGTTTGGTGATGAAGCTAGGTTTATAGGGCAGGAAATAAACGGAAATTTGGTAGCAGTAGTCGCTTTTTGCGGTTTTTTACCAAATGCTTGCAATATGCACATAGGTACGGTTGGTGACAATTGGATGTCAAAAGATTTATTGTGGGCGTGTTTTGATTACCCCTTTATAAAATTGGAAAAAAAGGTTATATTAGCGACATTGGATGCTGAAAATAAAGAAGCAGTCCGATTGAACCGACACCTTGGTTTCCAAGATAAATGCGTAATTGAAGATGCTCACGAAAATGGGGATTTATTAATTATGACAATGAAGCGTGAAGATTGTAAATGGTTGAATCTAAACGCTCCATTAAGGAAATTACAAGGAGAGTAGTATGGGCGGTTTAGGCTTAAATACAATGGTGGCTACAGGAACTGGCGGTAACGCTCAAAATCCTAGTTATGGCAATCAAAATTTGCAGAACGCTGCTACTAATTTCCAAACGCAATATGGTAGCAATCCATTTGTACAGGCTTCTCAAGCTAACACAATGGGAAACATACAGGGTGCTCAAACAGCAACTGCTGCTAACCGTGTAAATCAACAAACTCCTTTTGGTAGCTTGCAATATACGCAAACTGGCACAGATGCTACAGGCAATCCAATTTGGTCTGCTAATCAAACATTTAGCCCTGAAGTTGCTGGAACTATGTCGCAACTATCCAATCAAATTGGTCAAAATATTGGTCAAGGTTTTAACCCTCAATTGCCTTCATACGGTATTAATCCTAATGAAGCTTACTCCGATGCAATTTTGCGTAGACTTGAGCCTGTACAACAACGCCAACAAGAAGCTTTAAATGCAAGATTAGCAAATCAAGGCATTATGCAAGGTTCAGAAGCTTATCAAAATGCCATGACTGATTTTGGTCAAAGACAAAACGATCAGCTAACAAGTGCCATAGTTGGTGGTATGCAAACAGGTTTACAAGCTAACCAACAAGCCTTTAATCAAGCTTTAGGTCAATATAACTTACCTTTAAGTCAATTAGGTGCTTACAGACAAGCTACTGCACCAACATACATTAACCCATACACACAAGCTGCTGTTGCTGGCCCTGATATTTTAGGTGCTTACACATCTAGTGAAGCGGCTCGTATTGCTCAACAAAACGCTGATGCTGCTAAACAAGCGGCTTTAACTGGTGGTTTATTTCAATTAGGTGGTAGTGCATTAAGCAACCCTAGTGCAGTATCAGGTCTTGGTGGGTTAATTGGCAAAGGTATTGGTGCAGCTGGTGACTTCTTAGGTGGATTATTTTAATGACACCTAGCGAAATCATCCAAGCTGATGCTAGTCGTACTGGTTACGACCCAAGCCTTGCTCTTACAAAACTAAAAGGGCAAGTTGAAAGCGGTCAATCCATTATGTTGCGTGAAAACGACAGCATTTTGGTTTTGACTAAAATTGGTGATGGTATCGCTGAGTTACATTTATTTACAGCAGATAAACCATTAACTCTTGCTAAATCAGCTTTAAGGTTTTTAGAAAAAGTAAGTCAATCCGATACACAAAGAGTGTACGGAAAAGCAGATAACGACCAAATTGTGCAACTTCTTAAAAACTTAGGTATGGAAGTGCAAGAATCTGATCGCCCTGAATATAACTGGATGCTAGACCTATGAAACTAGATGCTCACTATGGAATGTTGCCATTAGGTGCTTTTGAGCATTGTGGCGATAAGCGTATCAAACCACAAGGCGGTGGCGGTTTTGTTGGTGACATTTTTGGCGGTGCTGTTGACATCGTTGGTGATGTTGTAGGTGGCGTAGGCGATGTTGTTAGTGGTGCTGTTGATGTTGTAAAAGATGCTGGCTCATGGGTTGATGACAAAGTAAATGAGGAAATTCCAGGGGGTTGGTACACAGTAGCCGCTGTTACTGGTGCAACTATGGGTATGCCAACTGACTTAGGTTTAAGTGAAGCTGGTGCGGCAACTGCTGGAGCAGAAACCGCTGGTGCGGCTGGTTCAGGATTTGGACTTAACCCAGCTTCTACAGGTGGTTTTGGTTTATCTACAAGTACTGCTGGAACAGGAATAAATACAGGTGTTTTGGGTGGCATGGAATATCTTGGCGGTGCTGGCTCATTAGGTGCAGGAACTGCTGGCTTAACTGCTGGTCAAATTGCCAACGCTGGTATGGCTGGTTCGGTTGGCTCTAACGCTTCTAGCGGTTTAGGTTACTTGGGTGGTGCAAGTTCATTGCCTACTGGTACGGCTGGCATTACTGGCGTTACATCTACACCATTTTTAAATAGTTTAGGTGATGCTGCCAAGAATGTTGGTGATTTATTAGGTGGTGGACAGCAACAACAAGGTGGTTTAAATACTGCTTACATGTTGGCAAAAGGATTGTCAGGCGGTCAAGAGAACGCACCTATTGGTTATAACATGAACCAAAGTCCTTTTACATTCACAGCACAACAGCCAATTCAAGGGGCTTATAATCAACAAACAAGCCCTTTAAATATTTCAGATCAAACAAAGAATTTAGCTAATTTATTGAGGAATACATAATGGCTCAACCAATTTATTTAGACCCTGAATTACAAGGTATTGAACGCCAAAGACAACTAGCCCAAGCTTTGCAACAGCGTGGTATGCAAACTCCGCAAGGTCAAATGGTTAGTGGTCGTTATGTTGCCCCATCGTTTACTCAGTACTTAGCCAACGCTTTTGATGTTTACGGTGGTAAAACAGGCGTTGAAGAAGCCGAAAAAGGCATGGCAGCATATCAACAAAGACAACAAAAAACAGCACAACAAAATATTGCTGATGCGTTACGCTTGTCTAGGGGTGGCGAACAAACTGTGTATGGGGCTGGCATGGAAGGCCCAACTATGGAAGTTAAACAAGTTGCTCCTGATACCAATGCTGCTATTGCTCAATTGTTAAGACCAAATGCAACCGCTATGGAAACAAACCTTGGTGGCAAATTATTAGAAAGACAGTTTAGAGAGCCTAAATGGGAAAAAGTTGAAAGATTGAACGCTAAAGGCGATACAGTTGCTGGCATGGTGGATGTAAATAGCCCACAACCTGAGCTAACTTTTAGAGAAATTGGCGTTTCTAAACCATCATTAACGCAAAAAGATATTCTTGAATTTCGTGATAGAGGTATTAATGTTGGCGGTGGTATGCCATCTAGCGGTATGCCTATGGTTGGTGCTCAAGGTGGCGGTCAAGGCGGTGGACAAGTTAAGCAAGTTGCTGGTGATGCTAAATATATGCCAGCCACATTGCCAACTTACGAATATGATCCATCATTATCACCACAACAAAATCGTGAAGCGGCTGGTAAGTTTTCAGAAGAACAGCGTAAAAATGTAAAAAATGCAAAAAATACATTTGATTTGCTAAAAGATGCTTCAGGCATTTTAAATACTGGAAGTCCTAGCTCTGGTATGTTAGAAAGTATGACTACATCAACCAAACAGTTCTTTGGTCAAGGTGGAGAAACATCTAAAGCAGACCAAAGATTGAATATGATTGCTGGTGCATTAACTATGACACAACCAAGATTTGAAGGCCCACAAGGCGTTTTGGATGTGAAGTTGTATGAAAAACAAGCTGGTGATTTGGGCAATCCTAATCTTCCAATTGAAACTCGTCTAGCTGCAGTTCAACAGATGATTAACTTGCAGAAGAAATACTATCCAAACGGTGATTGGGAAAGCATTGATGTTTCAGGCCCAGTAATGACTAAACAAACATTATTAAAAGGCGAGAAACGCTTTGACCCTGTTACTTTTAGACAAGGTTTAAAGCCACAAGACCAAGCAGCTTTTGATTGGTCAAGAGCAAATCCAAATGACCCACGCTCTAACGAAATCAAACAAAAACTAGGAATTAAATAATGGCTTTTGATCCTGATTTATATCTAAAAGCACAACGAGTAAAAGGTGATGAATCTGCTCGTGCTAAAGGGTTTGACCCTGATGCTTATTTAGGGCAAACAGGTATGGACAGAGGAAACATCATTAATACTGATGTACCTACTGTTGTTGGAACACGCCCTAATGCCGTAAATCCTCAACCTGTTGAACAGCCAAGAACTATGGCTGATTACGCTAGAGCATTGTATGAAGTGCCAGCAGCTGCATTAAGTTCAGTACCATCAGCTTTAGCTTACGGTTATGTGCCTTCAGGTTCTGCTCCTGAAGTTCGTCAAGCTGCCGAAGAAAGGGCTGCTAAATACCAATACATGCCAAAATCACCAGTTAGCCAAGATGTATTAGAAACTGTTGGTGAAGCATTAACTGATGCAAAAATACCACCTTTTATTCCAGTATTGGGTACTACAGCAAGAGCTACACAACAAGCTGGCAGAACTACAGCACCATTGGTTAGAGGTAATTTACCTTCTTTTGACCAAGCTACAACACCTAAGCCATCTCCATCTGTGATTGCACAAGGTTTACGCCAAGCAGAACCTTCTGTTATGGAAGGTGTTGCACAAAGATACAAAGAGGCATTTAATGCACCAAAAACAGAGCCAAAACCTAGTTTTGCTACTGCTGAACAATTAGAATCTGCATCAAACAAGCTATTTAAGCAAGCCAAAGATGCAAATATTCTTATTGACACTAAAGAATTTACAGAAAGCATGGCCAATCTTGGTAAAGAATTACGCCAAGAAGGTTATACGCCAACAGCTTATCCTAAGATAACTGCTGCTATTGATGAATTAACAAACGCTGGCATTCCAAAAGATTACACAGAGTTAAGAGCATTACGCAAAATTATTCAAGGTGCACAAAAAAGCACTGATGGTGAAGAAAAGCGTTTGGCTACGATTCTTAAAGGCGAATTTGACGATTATGTTTTAAATATTCCTGAATCTGCCGTTACACAAGGATCGAAAGAAGGTCTTAAAGCATGGAAAGAAGCTAGGGATATTTACAGCCGTATGAGTAAGGCTGAAGTATTTGAAGATATGCTTGAAAAAGCTGAAATCACTAAAGGTAAATTTTCTCAATCAGGACTTGAAAATGCTTTATTTACAGAATTAAAGAATTTAGCAACAAATCCTAAAAAATTGCGTTTGTTTACACAAGCAGAGCAAAAAGCTATTAAAGAAGCGGCACAAGGAACAACTGCTCAAAATGCTTTAAGAATTATTGGTAAATTTGCCCCAACAAGCACGGTAAGCAGTATTTTTCCTTTGCTATTAACAGGAGCTAGTGCACCTCTTGGTCTTGCTACAACAGGAGTTGCAATTGGTGCAAGAGTTGGTGCAACTCAAATGAGAAAAAAACAAGTAGAACAGTTAGCGAATTTAATGCGTGGCAGAGTAAATCCTGAATGGCAAGCAGAACCAAAGCCCGTTAATGAACAACTTATAAAAATGCTTAGAATGGACAAGGAGAGTAAATAATGTCACGCAACGGATCAGGTACATATACCCTACCTGCTGGTAATCCAGTAGTTACAGGAACAGCTATTACAACTAGCTGGGCTAATACAACCATGTCAGATATTGCTGCTGGTTTAACTCAATCTGTAGCCGCTGATGGTCAAACGCCAATGTCAGGCAACTTGAACATGACAAATAACACCATTGAGAATTTGGCTGATGCTACTGCTAGTGGTGATGCTGTTTCAGTCAATTATTTGCAGACGGGTACATACACTCTAAACTGCGGTACTTTCTAAGGTGCAATTTATGTCTAACGAAATTGACCTTTTTAAATACGGCCAACTTGTATCACAAGTTAATGCTATGGAAAAAAAAATAGACAAACTTGAAATAGGTATGGAAGAACTGCTTGCTTTAGCCAATAAGGGCAGAGGTGGTTTTTGGGCTGGAATGATGATTGTTTCTGCTTTTTCAAGCGTTGTTGGCTTTATAGCCCATTACTTCACATCAAAATAACTAGCTTGAAAGATTTACTGCCACAAATATTAGCTTATGTAAGCAGTCCATTTAGACTGTTTGCTATTGTTATTATGGCGGTGTTGACCTTTACTGGTTACTTTATTTGGCAGAATCAAGGCTTGATGCTTGATGCTTACACCAAGTCCAAACAGCTTCCCTCTATGAATTCTGCTCGGTATGACGATGCTGCCAAGGTCATATTTAATGGTACAAACGCTGACATGGTTGTTATCTTTTCAGTTAATCCCTTGTTAGGCACTCGTGTTGTTGAAAGAGCATACCTACCTGATAAACGATACAAAGAGTTTGACGGCTACGATGTAGGTCTTTTTACAGCCAATATAAACAACAATAACGACATTATTAAATTAATGGCTAATGAAATACCATGTGGCGAATACAAAAAAGCCCAATCTGAAATAGGTTTATGGTACAAATCCGTGGGTATTAATTACACTTGCCGTGTATCTGTACCACCTGACACTAACAAGTTTATCGGTCAAATTACAGTCGGTTGGAAAACAGCCCCTGAAAGCCCTGAAGCCATGTTATTAATCGGTAGTTCAATGTTAATGAGGAAATAATATGTTACCTATTGCAGCCCTATTAGATGTTGGCATGAAAGTCTTGGATAGATTTGTGCCTGATCCTGCTGAAAAAGCCAAGGCCCAAGCTGAATTAATCAAGATGCAACAAGAAGGTCGCTTGGCAGAACTTAATGCCGATAATGTAGAAGCCCAAGAAATCAGCAAGCGTTGGACTTCTGACATGGGATCAGATTCATGGTTATCTAAAAACATACGACCAATGACCTTAATTGCGATTCTGACGGGTTATTTCGTGTTTGCTACGGCATCAGCATTTGGTATTGAAGTAAAGCAAGCCTATGTTGAATTATTGGGCCAATGGGGTATGTTGATTATGTCTGCCTACTTTGGTGGCCGTACCCTAGAGAAAATCATGGATAAACGCAATGAACCTAAGTCCTAATTTTACGCTAGAAGAATTAACCCATACTGACCATCGTCAGTTTGACAACACGCCCAATGCTTCTGAGATGGCCAACCTTGTCCGTTTAGCTACATTCCTAGAAGAAGTTAAGACGGTCTTGGGTGGTAAGCCAGTAATGATTAACTCAGCGTTTCGCTGTAAAGAAGTCAATGATGCCGTAGGTTCTAAGGATACAAGTCAGCATCGGATTGGCTGTGCAGCAGATATTCGTGTACCAAGCATGACACCCGATGAAGTTGTAAAAGCGGTTATGGCATCAGGTATTGGGTACGATCAAATTATTCGTGAATTTGACCGTTGGACACACATCAGTATTCCTAGTGAAGCTGGTGCTAATCCACGCAAACAAGCATTAATTATTGATAAAACAGGCACACGCCAATACGCTTAAAATTGCTTGATGTTGTTTAGGCGTTTTTGGTCATACCTGTAGGATGGGTGAGAACCGCTTTGTAGCGTTGCAAACTCAAATAGCTCATCCTTATCTACCCAACCAATAATATCGCCACCATCATCGTCTAAAACGACTAGGATGTAGAAATCACAGGGGCTTTTATTGTGATACTCGGTTACATAAATATCACCCTCTTTATTACGGGTAGATTTGACATCAATGGTCTTGCCACCTGAAGTCTTTAAATCTGCTGGGTTCTTTTTTTGATTAATGGTGAAATCAGGCATTAGGTTTAAAAACTTAGCCACAATGTATTCACCCTTAAACCCATCAATATCCATTTCATAAGGATCTTGCTTGCTTACCTGACGGTCATGGTTAAATTGCATGGCATTTTTCCTACGCATAGTACCAAAATACTCGCATAGGAAAAGCTCATGTTTGGATAAATCAATTCTCATTTAGTAAGGTGAATAGCACCAAAGAACAAGATGTATATGACTATCGCTACAAGTAATCCTTGAATTATCTCTCTCATAGGCCACCTGTACGGATAACCCACACAGTTAATGGAATGACAAAAAAACAGATGCCTAGGAATACGCCTTTTAAAATATCAACCATTTAGGGCCTCATATAATTCTGATTCAAGAAACTCATAAGTAGACTTGCCAATTAGGTCGGTAATGTCCTCACCCTTGTGATATATGCCTTCTACATAAACCTGCATACCAAACATACCCACGCTTTCATCACCATCTTCTGTATGGTAATGAATGTCTAACTTGATGCCATCGTAATCGTATTCGTAAATTTCCATAATTAGCCCCTTATTTGTTTGAGTTAAGAATTGCACGAACTTCAGCTTCGTTTTTAGCTTCATAGTCACGGCAAACTGGGAACTCATCACCGTTTGATAAAACGGCCATCCAAGCACCACCAACTGTGGCACGGATTCTAGGGTTGTATCTTGCTTCTTGTTTGTAGATTTCTTGAACTTGCATTTTGCTTTCCTTTTCTATCTCACTCGATATTGAGTGATGCTAGTTTATTAAGGTAGCTTAACAATGTCAACAACTATTTACATTTATTTTCTAAGGAAAACCCTAATGTGTTGCGTAAAAACAACAGGGCAGTATTTGGCAGTTACTAACTGTTAGGTGGAAAGA